ATAATTATATTTCTCCTGTCTTCTTTTACACATATAACTTATCATTTTATCTAAACTAGTTCTAGCCCCTTTACCATTGATACGCCATCTCCACGTATTTTTGTGATGAGCTTGTCTTTTTTTGCATAAATACATGCAACCACCGAAAAATTCATAAAATCTGCTAACCATATCTTTATCTGTAGTCTCAACTGCACAAGCTAAGTATTTTTGTTTTTTCCATTTTGACCAGATGCCAAAACTTCCTTCACCATCAAACACACCGGCTAAAAATATTAATTTATTTTTTTCTGGGAGACTTTCGTAGTCGTTTTTTGCCATTATTAGACCTCATTATCTTAATTCCTTGTGGATTAGGTCCTTTTTTAGGCGGTGGCCCAAACTTGACTCCTCCACTTAGTCCTTTTCTAACGTTTTGTCTTTCTGATTGCATTTTTACCTGCTTTAAATATTGCTGCTACTCTTGATTTACCCATAACCTTAGCTCGTTGCTCACCAACTGTGAGTATTTGTATTTTTCTTGCAAAAGGTTTATTAATATTTTTTACTTTTCTAACAGTTGCACTCGCATCTGCGGGTGTAGCAAATTTTATTCTTACTGTGTCTCTTGGATTTTCGTCTGTGTACAATCTTCTACCTGAACCTTTGGGTTTTTTACCTGTACCTACTTTTGGATCTTTAATTTTTCTCAAGTTTCTGTCTCGCTATTTCTAATCTATCGTCAGATTGTTCATCTTGTTGTTGTAACTTGTCATATTGGAACTGTAAATTAGCTCCAGCTTTTTGATTTTCTAATTCTTGCTTCATTCTAGTCTCTTCAGCTTTTCTCTGCATGTCCATAGCTCTTAAATCTACTTCTTGTTGTTTTATTCTAATTAATGGATCTTGTTTTGCAGCATTAGATTGTATCTCTGCTTGAACTAGTTCATTAGTTATTTGTGCAGCCTTCTTTGCTACCTCTGAATCAAATATAATTTGAAAAGCTTGCGGATTTTCACGTTGCATTTGTGCCATCTCTGGATCATCTGACATCATAATTTTAACTTCAGCTCTTGCTTTAAAAGAAATATGATCAGAAACGTGAGATTGCAACAAAGCATAAACCTGTGGATTAATTTGAACCATTCTTGAGTTCATAAAAGCCATGTGTGCAGTTAAATGTGCATCATGATCTTGAAATTCAAATGCTGTTAATAGTTGCATTTGTAATGCTCGTGCATTTTCTTTAGCAGGATCCATTGGTTCAGGCTGTTTTGGTGCAGGTTTTAGTAAAGTTTCTATTTGTTTAGTACCTAATGCTTCATAAACACGTCTATAAGCCTCGTGAATGTTGTGAATTTGTGGATTTGAAGAGGCAACTTGCAATTGTGTCTGTGCTAAAGTCACTCTTTGAGCCATTGACATAATATTTGGATCAGCAACAGGTAAAATATCAACACGATTGTCAAAATCTGATGCTTTTATTTGTCTTGGACCACCATAAACTTCGTAAGGATACTCTGGTGGTAAAGATTCTTGGCAAATTCTTGCTAAAATTTTAAATTCTAACCTCATTGCGTAGTAACATCTCTTATGCACGCCACTCATTACACGTGATCCACGCTCCATCATAGCAATTGTAGTTCCAACTGCTCTATTTTGTAAGTCATTTCCTATGTTGCTATCAGTAATAGCAGCAAATTTTTGTCCAGCTTGCACAACAAAACCTAAAAGATTGTATAATGTGGTGCTTGGTTCTGTAAAAGGCAGGTTAAAAAATTGATCTCTTATGTTTCCACCTGGTGCATCAACATCTCTGAACTCTCCAGGTTGTATTGGTTGATCATCATCTCTTACTCTAATACCTCTAGACTTAAATCCTGCAGGTAAATTTTTTAATGTGCCTGCATCTATAAGTTGTCGTAGTGATTGTGTTGCTGCTCTACTCAATCCACCAATCATATGCGTTAAACCAAAACCATAAAAACCTAGTCCTGGTAGAAATTTGTAGTGAACAAAATATTCAATCCTTGCGTAACCCAGATCATCAGGTTTATAGTTTCTGTAAATAGATAATATTTCACCAGATCCTTCATCTATCGTAACAATGTAAGGAATTTTAATTTTTTTTGCTTTGTCATCAAAATCTTCATAGTCATCTAAATTTAAATCAACATGCATTTCAAGAATTGTATGTAGATAATCATCACCCGTTCTTTTAATACCTTCAATTTCATTTAATTTTTTTTGTAAAGCATCAGGTTCTTGATTAGATTGTATTAATTCAATATCTCTATAAAATCCTCCTGCTTGTTTTTTAATAACTTCGTTTTGTGTCATTTTCATAACATGAGTAATTCTCTCACAATCTTTTAAATCTGATGCAAAGTATGGAACAACTAAGTCTTCAGCAGGTATAAATTTTGATACAGGTCTTCCAAGTATTTGATCGTAATAAACTTTTTTGAATGTTGATCCTGATAGTGGTAAATAAAATAACATCTGATCCATATCAGTTGTGTATTCTTCCATATCTTCCATAAGCAAATAATTCATGTATTCTTTAACACGACTTGCTTGTTGCTCAACTGCAGGAGTTTGTAATCCGACTACTTGAGTTCTTACAGGGCCATCGGATGGACATAATTCTTTGTATGCTTGTGCTTGGAATTGAGTTACAGATTCTGCAAGAAGTGGGTGAGTAACATTAGATGCACCTTTAAACGGTCTAGTGACTTCAGAATATTTAGTTCCTAAAAGATCTAAACCTTTTATGTAAGTTTCTTCCCATTCTTTTCTAGATAATTTATCTTTTTTATACTCTTGCATTAAATCTGATGCCATAGATTTGAGAACTCTCTCATCCATAGTTTCTGCAAGATTTGCGTTAAAATCGTCTTGAGGTCTTTCCTCTACTGTCTCTTCGCCTTCTACAGTAACGTCAACTGGTAAACCCTCAGGTTGTTCTACAGTTTCTTCAACCTTATCCTCTTCAGTTACAACAGTTTCATTATTCTTTTCGATAGCCATTTCTAATTGTACCTTATTGGTTTAAACATATCCACTACCAAGCCCCCTAAGCGTTTATAGGTTTTTTGAGTGTATTTCATTAAGGGATTTACTTTAACTGCAAAAGCGTCAAAATACAAGTTCGGATTACTCTCTTCAATAAATCTTAATCCTGGTGCCTGAGTAGCACTGGCCTCACCATGAACTATGCTTACTAGTTTTTTTTTCGCTAAAGGATGACCATCTGGATATGTCATCTCTTTTGTACCAATACTTTTGTAAGGTTTTTTTGGATCAGATAAACTTAATTTTATTCTTTCTGCTTTTGAATCATAAAATCTTGCAGCTTTTTTCATTACATTCGCCATAACAGAAGTTCCTTTGACATTAATACCTTTACCATTAGCATAACCATAAAATCTTTCGTTACCTGCCTTATAACCTTGTCTCATACTTAATCTTTCAAAAGGTGCAATTGCAACAAAGTCAACATTTTCTTTTGCTGCTTTATTCATCAAATATTTTAGTGCGTGATCTCCATATTGATCTGCTTCAACCATTGGAAAATAATCTTGTCTATTTGATTGTCTAGTAATTAAATTATTTAATTTTTTTTGAACATCATTCAATAATTTTGAATTAGCATTAGCTCCTGCAATATCCTGTGCATCTAAAGCTTGATTTAATCTTGAACTAAGTTTAGCTCTTTCTCCTATTAATAAATTTATTTCTACATCTGCGTTAAAAGGATTAACTCTTTTTACCCCTGCTAATTGTTCGGCTTTAGATAATTGTTTTGCAATAGATTGGTTTACGTCTGATTGTATTTCGTGTATTAAAAAAGCTTTTTTACCATCTGGAGTAACTCTTGTATCAAATCTAACGTGATAAATTTGATTTTTACCGTGTTCACTAAAATGCCCTGGTGAAGTTAAAGGATTACTATTAGTTGGTATGGGTTCATCTAATCTAAATATTGTTTCTCTATAATTCTTACCACCAGGTAAAGTATAATTAGCCTCATTACCATATTGGGTTTTGTTAATTTTGTTTGTAATTTTAGATGCAGCTTCATCAATCTCACCAATCATTCTATTCAAACTTTTAAAATCACTTTGATTTATTCTTGTGCCATCCCTTGCTTTAACTACTGCATTTTTAAAATTTTTAACTCCCATTCTTAAAGTGTTAGCAGTTATATTTTCTGCTTGTAAACCACCTAAATGATATGAAGCATCATCTAAATTATCAATAATTGAACCTTGAAAAGGTTTTCTTATGTATTTATTTTTAATAGTATTAATTTGTTCGTTTATTGATTTAGATTTTTTTATTAAATCTGTAAATGCTTTTTCGGGTGTGCCAAGCTCAACTGCTTTAAGTCTATTAATAGGATTTAGTTTAATCATATTACCAACTTCATTTGCATCTAATTTAAGACCAAATTTTTTAGCAGCAAATAACAGACCTCCTGTTAAATCACCAGCTTCATTAAAAATCGCTAGGTTAGTATCAAACAACTCTTCTGGTGTAACTCTAACTTCTTTACCAGCAAACGGACCACTATCATATTTAAACGATTTCGCTTGCCTTACTTTTCTCTCAGCAGGTTTACCAAATATTCTTATTTTTTCTGTTCTTGTTGAAGTTAAGTGATTCAACCACTCATCGGCTGTGTATCGACCAGGACCAATTCTCATCGCCCAATCATAAGTAGATGAACCAAAAGCAGGGGCAGTATCATCACCCATATAAAGAGGTTTAGTGATATTTCTTTTAACAGGCGGGTTTGCTAATTCTTTTTTTGCTAGTTCTAATCCTGTGTCTTGTGATGCTTTACCTTCGTATGTTAGAAGTTTTTGTTGTTGTCCGGTAGTCGGTGTTGCAGATTCTTTCTTACCTGAAAGAAGTCTTTTCCCTAGTCGAAACAAATTTTTTAGGGACATTGTTCCCCCTTAATACATTTTAGTCGGTTTGTTTCTACCTAGTTTACATTTAACTTTGATTGATTTACCTGATTTATAACCCATGGGTCTCGTCATCATACCACCACCCATTTTTTTATTTTTTATAATCTCTTTAGCTTTTTCTATATCTCTTTCAGTAAGCCTATCTTTGTCTCTCATTTTTCTAGCTAATCTTTTTGCTTTATTTAAACCTACACCTAATCTACTTTCTATTTCTCCAACAGTACCAGTGTCAGCACCACCACCTTTATTTAAACCTTTAGCCTTTAATCTAGCTGTAGCAGCGGCTAAACCACCACCCATTTTACCTTGTAATTTTTTTTGTACAATATCTGCAACGGACATACCAGGGAGAACACCTCCTCCTAATACACCAGCAGCTCCTGGCATTTTAGTTGCTTTTTTCTTTTTACCTTTAAGCATTTTTGCAGCAAGTGCACCCATGGCTATCGCACCAAGTGCAGCTTTCATAGGTTTCTTTTTGGATTTTTCTTTTCTTAGCATTGCAAAATCTTCTGCATCAATTCTGTTATTTTTGTTTTTGTCCAATTTAGCTTGGCCACCTGTTAACATTTTTCTTTTCATCATACCGCCTTTAAATTTTTTTTTGGCTACATCTGATAGTTTATTCCTTAAATACCTCCTAGTCAATCTGTAGTCATCCAATTTTCCCCTTTGAACATCTCTTTTGAATAAACGCTCTAAAGTTGGCAAAGGGCTTGGTAATTTACCTCTCTCCTCAGTTTGTGCAGCAGCTCTACCCATCCTAGATCTAACTCTGTGAGTTTGGAAGGATGAGCCTTTTTGAGATTGTCGTTTAACAGGAATTATTTTAGTTTCTGCATCTCTAGCTCTTATGTTATAGGCTTTGACACTTTTGTTTGTTTTTACACCTCTAGCTCTTTCTATATTCTTTTTTGAGTCTTTAGCGTATTTTCTTTTTTTTAGTTTTTTGACAACATCTACTAGTTTCATTCCAGCAAACTTAGCCAATTTAATTCTGCTCATTAATAATATTTATATTCTTTTTCTAACTTCATTGGAGAGTCGTCCCAATCATCAGAATAAGTAGATACAAATCCTCCTTGTCTGTATCTTAACACAGCTTGGGTCATACTATCAACGTAGTCATCATATTGACCATTAGGGAATGCAGCACACTCTTCAATAACCTCTTGAGCATAGCTTTGATCTAAAGGGGCATATACCATGCCAGACTCAAAGACTGGTGCACAACTGTTTATCCTAGTGTGTTTATCTCTACCTCTTGCAGGCACATAATCGATAACTGGTATCCCTGCTCGTCTTAACTCATGTATTAATGGTTGACCAGATGCTTTAGCTTCAATGATTACGGTTTCCGGTTCCCAGTAATGATATTGCTCTAATGCTACATTTTTTAAATCTGGAAAATCATATCTCCCTTTGTGTGCATCTAAAAGTATTATACATTTCTCATAACCTTCAACAGGTTCAAAGATACCCCAAGTTGTTATAGCAGAATAGTCTGCAGATTCTTTTTTTGAAAATGCTGTGTCGTAACTTTGTATTACGTGTAGAAGTTTTGGTGTATATTCTTTGTCCCAATCTTGCCACCATTCACGTTTGATTATAGCCCCTTCTTCTGAAGTTGGGTCCTGCATGTATTGTGCGTTCCAATTTTTAATGGACACCGAAGCTTTGACAGCTTCTAGATCTTCTTTTGACCAATACTCTGGCCATACTGGTTGATCATTAGGAAGTATTGCAGGGAACTCAATAACTTTCCATTTGTCTGCTTTAGGTTCAGATTGTGCCTTGATGAGCCTTCCTGTTAAATCATCGGTAGCCCATCTTGTCATTACAACACAAATTCTTCCTCCTGGTTGTAAACGTTGTCTGGGTCCTGATGAATACCATTCGTATGCTCTGTCCATAGCAGAATCAGACATTGAGTCTTGTTCTGTATGTGGGTCATCAATAATAAGTAAGTCCGCCCCTCGTCCTGTGATAGAACCGCCAACACCCGCTGCAAAATATTCCCCACCATGATTGGTCTCCCAACGTCCTTTTGCCTTACTATCTTCTCGTAGTGTAACATTACCAAAGATCTGTTTATACTCCTTGGTGTTCATTAAGTTTCGAACCTTGCTACCGAACCTCGTAGCAAGTTCAGCATTGTGCGATACCTGCATTATTTTCATCTTTGGATTCCTACCAATCATCCAAGCAGGGAATAAATAAGATGCAAATTCTGATTTAGTATGTCTTGGTGGCATATTGATAATGAGCCTTTTTTCTTGGTTGGCAGCTATTTTTTGAAATTCTTCAGCTATTATTTGATGATGACCGTATCTTTTTGGGTCCTTTGTTTTACGATATATAAAATCTTGCCAAACAGTTTGAGCAAAAATTAAAAAATTATCCTGGCATAACTTGATCCACTCCAACTGCTTTTTTAAAATTATGTCTTTTAATTCTTCTTCTGATAAATGATCTAAGTTCATACCGTCTGGGTCCTAAGTATATTTATGTATATTGCTTTGTAAACCTCTTTTGCAAATTTGCCCACGCCAAAAACGTGGGTTTTTGATGGAGATTACAGGTTTGGAGATGGTAGTGGATTTGAGCCTTGCATACACCTATGGCGACATAGGGGTCGCCATAGGTTGTTCATATGTTGTTTAATTGCCGAGTTGACTAATTAAACTAGAGAACTTGTTAATTATGTTTTGCTTAAACTCATCAACGACTTGGTTGCCTTGATTTTCTAATATATGTTTCTCTACTTCACCTTGTAGAAGTTGAAACATAATCTCGTAGTTGAGTTGTTTCTTTCCGTCAATAGTTATGTGCAAGTCGCTTTGTGGTGTTGGTTGATTGTTGTTCACTCTCTCACTCAACACTTGTGCAATATTGATTAGACTATTTGTCATCACTACCACCAATCGCTTTGTACTCGCTGTATTCTATTTCAGTACAGAACTTATTGAATAAATCATTATGAGCAATTTTGAAATTTGCTGTTTCAAATTTCTTTCGCTTACGATTTATCTTTTGAACTCCAAAATTATTTCCTTGTTCATCTTGAACAATAATTAAATTTTGGTTTGTTCTCTCAAAGACATCAACAAGATTTTGTTTCATTGTGTCAATCTCTTTGTTGAGCCTATTAGCTTTTAGCTTTAATTGAGCATAAGCAATAACTACTTTCTTTTCGTCTTGCTTTAGCCTTTTTTGTGCTTGTGTCATATATACTCCTTTTTGTTATTTGACATCATCATCTTATCAAATCCCACTTTCAATGCAACAACTTATTTTTTAATTTTTTATCTATTATTTCATCTGCAACTGTAAGTTGTGCGTTTAATTTATTAGCTAATTTTTGCATTTGCCCTAGAAACTCCTGCTCCATTTCTTTAGACTTTTTATGTTCTCTTTCTTTCCGAGACTGCGAGGGCGACATCTGTCGCCCTGCATTATCCTTATTCTTACCACCAGCACTCATAAAAAACTTTCCAACCTTGCGAGATTGCTTCTTTAGCTTCCTTGCAAAATTTTAAATCGTAGGCTTTCATATCTTCCTGCTCACCTTCCCAAGTATAACTATCTTGACCAAAGAAGAACCCACCACATTCTGGTAATGTGCGAGTTTTTACTTGTTCCTCTAACATATCTAAATCTTCTTTAGACAAGTACAACGGCACACAGTTGAATTGATTCCAACCCTTATCAGATTGCTTGACCTCTTCAGGTGTACGGGCTTCCCACAACTCCTGCATAAATCCCTGAAGTCTGTTATGCTTTCGCCAATCGGCAATCTGTATAACATCAGCTTCATCTCTTTTTTGATTTGGTTTAAATTGTTCGCCCTTGTGTTTAAAGGCATACATATCTAGTCCCATATTTGCTCCTTTGTTTGTTTATCGTCATCTTATCAAATCCCATTAATAAGTCAAACTCTATCTTTTAGAATGGTTCTAAACTAAAACAATCCACACACTCCGTGCGGAAGCTGGTGGGGAACTCTCTGCTGGTTACCTGTGATGCCAGTAATTCTTTGTTAAACGAGCGAGGTCATTGCCAAAAAAGCGAGCGCGAGAAGAACCGTAGTAGCTCTTGGGAATAAAACTAGTAATACCAGCACAGCAGTTACCACGGGAGATCCTCCTTCAGGCTGCAGATGCCAGTGCCAATGCCACTGGCCACGAGACCCGTAGCTCGAGATACCGAGAAGTGCACGATGTTACTCATGAAGGACCTCATACTTCATCCAGCCATCCATGGCCTCAACTCCTTTCAGGAACGCAGTCTTCTCTGCAGCGGTATCGAAGGTATACGTCTTCGTCTCCTGCTGTTCTTGTCCCCACGCAATCGTAAGCTTGTGCTTCCCAATTGAATGGAATTCTTCTAGATCTTTGTCATCCATCATATCTTTCCTCCTTCGCTGTTCAGGATCCTAAGATAAGAGCTGATGGGAGATAAGTCAAGAACTTTTTTCACGAGTTTTTCAGGAGCTGCCTGGAGCCAGATGCTGTAAGCTGTGCTGCGGGTTATTTTTCCTAGCTTCTGTACGAGGTTTACCAGCAGTTCTTCTCCCGCAGGTGACCCAGTAACTAACAAAAAGGATAAAAAAACTGGGTCACCAGCACGAGAACGAGGGAGACGCTGTGGAAGCCACGCGTAACCTTCGGGATCCAGATCCCGTGTCAACGATTCGTTGAACGAGAACGAGAACGAGA